AGCGGGAGAAGGCCTGATGGCCACCACGCTCAGGTCCCGGCGCGACACCCTGCCGGTGGAGGAGCTGGGCGCCCAGGCACGGGCCGCCCCCTCGCCCGGCCGGGTGGCCGCCACCGTGGTCGCCGGGCTGTTCTTCGGCATCGGCTTCGTCGCCGGCGGCCTGTGGCGCGGCCTGGCGTTCTGCGCGGTCTCGGCCCGGTACGGCTACTGGAAGGGCCTGGGCCGCAGCGATGAGGAGATCGCCGCCGGGCTCGCCGCGCACCAGGCCGCCAGCACCCCGCCCGGCCCGGTCCCTGCCCCTGCCCGGGCCTAGAGGAGGCGCCATGCCGTACGAGATCAGGAAGGTCGACGGCGGGGAGAAGGTCTTCAACACCGAGACCGGGAAGGCCGCCAGCACCCGCCCGCTGGATCACGCGACGGCCGTCAAGCAGTTCCGGCTGCTCGAGATGGTGGAGCACGGCGGCAAGCCGGACGGCAGGAAGTCTAACCTGGGCAAGTGAAGCTGATCGTTGAGCTGGACGACGCCACCGGCCGGGACCAGCTGGCCGCGATCCTGGACGCGCTGGCGGCGTTCCGCCCGTACGTCCGCGGCGCGGTCCTGCCCGTAGCTGACGGCCCCGTCGTCCACGGGCAGGAAGCTGAGGAGGCCTGGCACCTGGCCCTGCTGGAGCACCGCCGCCGGGTACGCGCTGAGAGCTGCCGGTACAGGGCCGAGTGCGCCCGGCTGCGCGAGCTGTCCGGCCCGCCTGCCGGGGCCGCTAATCTCCGGCCGGCCGGAGAATCTCCGCGCTGGCACCAGGCTGATCTCGATGACCTGGCGCGCGAGGACCCGGTGAGCGATGATGAGGCAGTGTTCCGCACGGCGGACGGGACCTGGTTCGCCGCGGATGCGCGGTGGTACCTGCCGCCGTGCGAGATCACGGAGGGCTGATGACGAACCGCGATCTCAAGCGCGCGGTCCGGGCGGAGCGCGAGGCAACCCGGGTACAGGAAGGAGCAGACGGCATGGCCACGATCACGCTGGACCTGCTGGAGATCAGCGACGAGCAGGCAGCCGAGATAGCCGCCGCGATCCGCGAGGCCGGCAGCCTGCAGTTCACGAGCGTGGAAGGCAACACCGTCAACGTGCAGATAGGCGGTGCTACCGCGCAGGCGTGATGAGGATCGTCATCCCGCGCGAGGCGCTGGCCGGCGAGATCGAGTTCGCCATCGCCTACACGGCTGCGTGCAACCCGGACCGGGACCTGCTGGGCGCTGACCGGAAGGCGTTCGCCGAGGCGATCGTGAACATGCTCACCGAGCGGGCCTCGAGCGGGCTTTCCGGCATGCGGGTGACGTGCGGCCAGACATGAGAATGCCCGGCCCTAACACAATACGGCTGTCAGGGCGTACGCTGTGAGCTAGTCCTTAGCCCGCGGCCGAACGGAGCCGGGTCCGCCGTTCCGTCCGCAGGGGAGTCCCAGGTCCGTGGGACTGTTGAGGTCCGAGCCAGTCCTGCCGCGTCAGCGGTTCCCTTCTGCGCCCCCTTGTGATGGGAGGGGGTGATACAGCAGTTATGGGATTGATCGAGAAGATACGCGCGAGCCGTACAGAGGCCCGGGCGATCGGCGGGGTGCCGTGGAGGCCCTGGGATAATCCCTACTGGTTACCCGGAAGTTCGATACGGGCGGCCCGGTGCATCCCTCCCGGGCGTTCTTCGGCACTGACCGGGCGCTCGCGCTGCCCGCGCTGTACTCCGGCGTGTCGCTGCTGGCCAACTCCACCGCCGCGCTGCCGCTGAAGATCTACCTCAAGCCCGGCAGCGGCGACCAGCGCACCCGCCGGTACGACGGCCCGTCCATCTTCGACCAGCCCAGCATCGACGGCACCCTGTTCGACTGGCTGTTCCAGTGCATGTCCAGCCTGCTCCTGCAGGGCAATGCCTGGGGCCTGATCACCTCCCGGGACGGCTACGGGCTGCCGCGGTCGATCGAGTGGATGCCGCCCGAGGACGTTGACGTCGTGCCGGACCAGGCGCAGCCGTTCAATCCGCTGCGCACCCGGATCTACTGCTACGGCCGCCTGATGGACCGTTCCGAGCTGTTCCACATCAGGGCGTTCAGCCTGCCGGGCCGGATGGAGGGCATCTCCCCGCTGCGCGCGTTCGCGCTGACCATCTTGTCCGGCCTGGAAGCCGAGCGCTACGGCACGGACTGGTATCTCGCCGGGGGCTTCCCGCCCGGGACGTTCGAGAATACCGAGATCGAGATCACGCGCGAGCAGGCCGAGGAGATCCGGTCCATGCTCACCGCCACCATCCGGCGCCGCGAGCCGCTGGTCTACGGCCGCGACTGGAAGTACTCCCCGGTGGTCGTGCCGCCGAGCGAGAGCCAGTTCATCGAGGCGCTGCGCATGAACGCCACGCAGATCGCCTCCATCCTCAACCTCCCCCCGGACCGCATCGGTGGCACCCGCGGCGACAGCCTCACCTACAACACAGTGGAGCAGAGCACCCTGCAGGTGATCGAGGCGCTGCGTCCGTGGCTGGTGAGACTGGAAACGGCCTTCTTCCAGCTGCTGCCGCAGAACCGGTACTGCCGCTTCAACTCCGATGCCCTGCTGAAGACGGACCTGAAGACGCGGACAGAGATCTACCACGCGCAGCGGGAGATGGGCCTGCGCAGCGTCGATGAGATCCGTGACCTGGAAGACCTCGAGCCGCTGCCCGGCGGGGCCGGCAACGAGTTCATCCCGCTGGAAGTCATGGTCGCGATGGCCCGGTCGATCCGCGGCATCCCCAAGTCGATGGAGCCGTCGATCGACCTGGAGATGGACCTGGCCGCGGACAAGCTGCAGCAGCTGGCCAAGCAGGGGCTGGCCGAGCCGACGCCGGGTGCGGTCCCCCAGGTGCCGTCCGCTGAGCAGGAGCTCGGCCAGATCATCGCGTCCCAGCGCCACTACGGCGCGACCCGCGAAGAACGCGAGGATGCCCAGCTCATCCTCGATTTCCTGGAGACGCGCCGGAGGGCTCGGGCGCACGTCCAGGCCAGCCCGCCGGAGTTCGTCGGGGCGTGGATCCCGTCGCGGCAGGACCTGGTGCTCAACGGCCATGGCAGCAATGGGAGGCATTGACGTGCCGCATGAGAAGGATGTGACATGAACCAGTCACGTGCAGCTATGAGCAATCAGGCTATCAATGATCTTCCTGATTCTGCTTTTGCTTATATCGAGCCCGGTGGCAGCAAGGACCAGTCGGGAAAGACGGTTCCCAGGAGCAAGCGCCACTTTCCTGTGCATGACGAGGCTCACGCCAGGAATGCGCTGGCCCGCGCTCCGCAATCGCCCTTCGGCAAGAACGCGATGGGCAAGATCCTCGCCGCCGCGAAGCGCTTCGGGATCACCGTGACGGGCGATAACCGCGCGGCGTTCGGGATCGTGGAGCCGGACGGCATCCCGGAGCGCCGGTTCACCCGGTTCCCCCCGGAGATCCGCGCCGCGAACGGCGATGCCGGCCCGTCGTTCATCTACGGCTACGCCGCGGCGTTCGGCAAGCTGAGCAGGAAGCTGGGGGGCTTCGTTGAGCAGGTGGACACGACCGCGTTCAACGAGTGCAAGACGCTGGGCTGGCCGGACGTGGTCTGCCGGTACAACCACCGCGACGACGCCCTGCTCGGCACCACGCACGCCCGCACGCTGCGGCTGGCGACGGACACCACCGGCCTGGCGTACGAGGTGGAGCCGCCGCACGCCCGGGCCGACGTGCTCGAGTACGTGTCCCGCGGCGACGTGCGGCACAGCTCGTTCGCCTTCCGGGTCTTCCCCGGCGGGGACGAGTGGGGCGTGTCGGAGTTCAACTATCCCATGAGGACGCTGCTGTCCGTCCAGCTCGTGGATGTCGCGCCCGTCCTGGACCCGGCGTACCCGGACGCCACGGCAGGCGCACGGGCGCTCAACGGTGCCGTGCAGTCACTCGCGGACTGGGTGCAGACCGACGTGGAGGAGGTCCGCTCCCGGCTGACCGAGGGCCGGGCGATGGAGTTCTTCAAGCGCTACCGCGATGTCGACGGATGGCGCCCGCGGCCGGCCGAGCGGCTCAAGCCGCCGAAGAAGCCGGTCATGACCGGTGCCCAGGCCCTGCTGGCCCTGCAGGCCAACATGGACGACCCCTGGGCCGACGAGGAGTAGCAGCAGCAGGGAAGCAGTAACCGAATACAGCTCGCAAGCGCGCTGAAGGGCCGTAGCTAACCCACGGACGGAGCCAGCGCAGGTGCAGAAGGCACACAACGAAAGGAAAACACATGCCTTCTGAGGTCGCCAAGCGGTTGAGGGACCGCAGGCTCAATGTGTGGGAAGAAGCGAAGGGAATTGCCGAGAAGGCAGCAGAGGAGAACAGGGCGCTGTCCGAGGAGGAACAGGGCCGCTGGGACGCTCTGCAGGAGGAGATGCAGAAGCTCGATGTGAGGATCCGCGCGGTCCTGGACACCGAGAAGCGCGCGAAGGAGGCCGACGACGCCTACGACGCGCTCAGTGGCAAAGTGCCTGCCCGGGGCCAGGCGCAGGCTACCGCGGGCGGCCCGAAGATGCTCCAGGAGATCCGCGCCTGGGCACGCGGCGACGACGGCGCCGGCCGGGTGCTCGAGGTCCGGCGCGACCCCGCGCTCGGGCCGATCAACTACCGCGTCCTCACCACCGCGGGTGGCGGCGCAACCACATCCGCCTCATCGATCATCCCCACTGACTTCTACGACATGCTCATCGCGCACCTCATTGAGGTCTCCGGTGTCATGCAGTGCGGGCCTACCGTGCTTAACACTGGTGGCGGCGAGACCCTCCAGGTGCCGAAAACGACAGCACATTCGAGTGCCGCGTCGGCCGCTCAGGCCGGATCCCTGCCGACCAGTGACCCTGCGTTCAGCATGCAGCCACTCTCCGCATTCAAGTACGGGATCCTGTTGCAGGTGGCACGGGAGCTCATCGATGATACAGCAGTAGACCTGCTGGGCTATTTGGCCATGCAGGCTGGCCGCGCTCTCGGCAACGCGTTCGGAAACGACCTCGTGAACGGGACCGGAACCGGGCAGCCAGCCGGCATCATCGGCACCGCGACCACGGGTGTCACCGGCTCGGTGACCGGCGTGTCGGGCGCGCCCAGCTACGCCAACCTCGTGGACCTCGAGTACAGCGTCATCGCGCCCTACAGGCAGAGTCGTTCCTGCTACTGGCTGGCAGCCGATAAAACTATCGGAGGCTTCCGGAAAATTACCGATACAGTCGGACGTCCTATCTGGGAACCGTCCGCTGTCTTGGGTTCTCCGGACCTGCTGCTCGGGAAGCCGCTGGTGGCGGACCCGTTCATGCCCGCCCAGG